CTACTGGCTGGCCCAGACGATGCGTGCCATCCAGGCGACGTCCCCGGTATCGAGAACACGGTCCTCGTGGTTCCGGTTCAAGGACATCAGCTCGACCTTGCGGACGCTTTGCCGGACCAGTTGCTTGGCCATGACCTCGCCTTCGCGCGTCTTGACCACGACGCGGTCGCCGCGGCGCAGGCTGGCCTCGGGCGAGAGGACGATGATGTCGCCGTCGCGGTAGACAGGTTCCATCGAATCGCCGCTGATCTCCAGGGCATAAGCGTGCTCGTCGTTGATCCGCGGGAACAGCACCTCGTCCCAACCCTGCCCGGTGGGAAAGCCGGCATCGTCGAAATACCCCTCGGTCCCCGCCTGGGCATAGCCGATGACCGGGATGTGCTGGGCCACGACGCTCGTGTTCTCCTCGCCGACGAGGGAGACGAACTCGGCCAGCGAGGCGCCGGTCGCCGACAGCACCTTCGCGATGGATTCGGTGCTGGGCCAGCGCAGCTTTCCCTCGGCCGTCTCCCGCTTCGACTTGTTGAACGTGGTCGGGTCCAACCCGGCGCGGCGCGCCAGGCCGGATGGCGATGTTCCATATTTCTCGGCGAGCCGGTCGATGGCCTGCCAGACGTCTCCGTGCCTCAACATGGGAACATGGTCTTAGAAAACCTCACCCGACGCACTAGGAACATAAGCATAAAAGTCCTTGACATAGGATAAAAGGCCGATACGTTCCGTTTTAGTTCAATTGCAAGTGTGAGGTGAGTATGCAACGGAAGGTGGAAGGCATATCGCGGGACAGCATTGCGTCCCCGGCGGCGGCCGGGGCGTCGTTACAGCCCTTCCGTGACGCGGAGGAGGCCTGGTTCTGGTTCGTGCAATGCCGTAGCGCGCAACTCGACGGCGCTCGCGTGACGGCCGGGAAGGGCGACACCCCGCGCCCGTGCGAACCGCTGGACATCCTCGCCGTCGTCGACCGTCTCTACCGCCGTCGCCGCCTGCTGCGCGAGCACCTGACGGTGCTGGCGGACTATGGTCGGCAGCTTATGCCGCCGGACCCCGACGCTCCCCGCCAGATGCGCGCCGCAAGGCTGTGGGAAGAGGCGCTGGCCGAGCTGGCGTCGCCGCTGCGTGACAAGGGCATCGTCGAATGACGGCGGCCAGCGGTCGCGGGTTTGCCGGGCCGGCGGGAAGGGCAGGCAAGGGCGGGCGCCTGGCGTTGGTGGTGTTCTCCGGCCGCACCGACCTGTGGTGGCTGCGCCCCCTGCGGCCGGGTTTCCGACACTGCCTGGTGATTCTGCGCGAGGCGGGCGGCTGGATCGTCTACGACCCGATGGCCCATGGCACCGACCTGGCCTTTCTCGCATGCGCGGAATTGTCTCCCGGCCGCCTCGCCGCCTGGCTGATCCAGCAGGGATATATCGTCGCCCCGGCCCGCCGCCGCCCGTTTCAGCCGCGCCCGTCTCCCTGGGTACCCTTCACCTGCGTCGAGGCCGTGAAGCGCGTGCTGGGCATCCGGGCGCGGCGGGTGGTGACGCCGTGGCAGTTGTATCGGTGGTTGGTGGGTGGAGGCATGTTTGACGCGTGAGGTTACTGCAAATCCACGAGCGCGCCAGCCAGTCGACCGGCCAAGTCCGCTCACAGACGCTCTTTCCAGTCTTCGGGAAAACCCATCGCGGCAAGCGGCGCTTTTCCACGGCCATCGATCAGCACGGCGAGCCGTTCCGGCCAACGGGAGCCGTCGGATATGACGGTCATGAAATGCTTGATGATCCCACAAGCGGCAAAAAGTTTGTTTCTGGACTCGGTGGGCCAAACATCTCGACGGTGTTTTGGTATTTTGGGCGTAATGGTAAAATCTCTGCTCCAAATCATGTTGTGATGCGCGCATACATTTCGTGTATATGTGAGAAAATGCAGCCAACTCTCTAATACATTATGATGCAAGTTGAAATACTTGGCCACGCTGATTCTTAAACTACCTTTTGTCCATTTATATATTCGTGAAAGCGCGCCAAATGAAAGTGTCTCCATAAGCATCCAGCTTGGTGGATATTTAGGCGAATCGTACCTGCTGTAGAAATGTTGGATGAATATGTGCGGATTCCGACGCGGATCGGGGCCAAGAACCTGATCGATCTCGCCCAGGATACGGTCATGCACCCCGTGGTCGAAATTCGCTGGGCTCAGGAGCCAAAACGCGCCGTGCTGCAAGGACGCGGCATTGGAAACATGCGCTTTGACCGCGACCTCGATGCGCTCAAGGGCGTCGGTCAAAAGGTGCCTTAGTTTTCTATCAAATATATACAGATTTAAAATGTCATCGAAATCGCAGCCATCTGTGAATTGGTGACTCTGACTGTCTATCTGAAAGTGTTTGGCATAGCCGCCAAGGCGGTAATACCCAATGAAATTAAGGTAATGCTTTGCACGGTCACGATCCGAAACATGCAGGCCCCGTCTTTCGAGCAGTGCAACTTGCTCATCTAGACTAAGCGCGGGTTTGGTAAATGGGATCCGGCGATCAGGCATAAAGAAACCCCCCGGAGGCGCTTCCGTGAGAGGCGCGGGGGGTGTTATTGGCACCCTGATTATACGCCTCGATCAGCATTGTCAACGTAATTGCACGATATGGACGAGATCCATGTTTCTCGATCTCGTGATGCGCGCCGGATACCACGTTGATTCCGGGTGCAGCAAGCCGCCAGCAGGAGCGCAGCCTGCGCAGCATCAAGAAAAGGAAAATATTCTTGACATTCCTAAATTCTAGGAATATATAAACTCCAACAAACGCCACAGGTGCGTCCACGGCCCAGGCCGCCGCGACGAGGTTCGCGGCGGCTTTTTTCATGCCCGGCCGATGGGGCGCCGGGATGCCGTAGAAGGTGAGGAACCAGGCCAATGGGAATCTTGAGTTCGCTGATGATGGAGTTGGCGGGGCAGGCTGTCGGTGTGCCGAGGGCCCTTGCGCCGCCGCCACCACCACCCCCGCCACCGCCGCCGCCGCAAAGTCAACCGTCCCCGGCTTCCCGGCCCGCTCAGGGCCGGGGCGGCCGGACGACGCGCAGCCGGCAATCGCCGCAAAGCGCCCAGGTCTCGCAAGGGACGGCGCCTTCACGAACGACCCCGGCCTCGCAGCCGGCGCCCGCGCCCGCACCGGGGCGGCGCGAACCCGAGCCGCCGGCGATGGAGGCCGATCCCGAAGACCCGGACGACCTGGCCGACCTGCCGGAGCCTGCGCGGCAAAGACGCAACCGCCGGTCCAGGCGCGCCACGGTCCGCAACGCCCCCGTCGGCCTGCTGGAAGAGCGGCTGACCGCGCCGCGCCGCAAGTCCTTGCTGGGAGAGTAGGCGATGTCGAACCTCGACGCCGACAGGGTGCTGGACCGCTTCCGGCGCGCCAAGGACCGGCGGAGCAACTGGGAATCGCTGTGGCGCGACTGCGTGGACTACACCCTGCCGCAGCGCAACGGGGGCATCGGCCGCGCCACGCCCGGCGAGCGCAAGGCCGACCGCCTGTTCGACGCCACCGCCGGCGACGCGGCCGAGCAGCTTGCCGCCAGCCTGCTGGCCGAGCTGACGCCGCCGTGGTCCCGCTGGTTCGGGCTGGTGCCCGGCCCGGCCCTCGGCACGGCCGAGCGCGAGCGCATCAAGCCGCGCCTGGCCCAGGCCGAGGAGGCGCTGCAAGGCCACTTCGACCGCAGCAACTTCTCCGTCGAGATACACCAGGCCTACCTGGACCTGGTGATCCTGGGCACCGCCAGCCTGCTGTTCGAGGAGGCGCCCATCGGCGCGTCCAGCGCGTTCAGGTTCGCCGCCGTGCCGCTGAAGGACACCGTCCTTGAGGAAGGCCCCGACGGCGCGCTGGACGTCACCTTCCGCCGCAGCGAACTGACCGCGCAGCAGCTTGTCGCCCGCTACGGCGCGCAGGCGCTGCCGGAGAACCTGGCCGGGCGGAGCCCCGACGAGGCGGCGGACGAACAGCGCTTCGCCGTGGTCGAGGGCGTCCTGCCGGACGGTGTCGCCTACGACTACCTTGCCGTGCTGGAGCGCGGCGAGGGCGTGGGCGAGCCGGCGGTGCTGCGCCGGGGCCGCTTCGGCCGCTCGCCGTTCATCAATTTCCGCTGGATGAAGGCGCCGGGCGAGATCTACGGCCGCTCGCCGGTGATGCGCGCGCTGCCGGATATCCGCACCGTCAACAAGGCGGTGGAGTTGACCCTGAAGAACGCCTCCATCGCCGTCACCGGCATCTGGCAGGCCGACGACGACGGCGTGTTGAACCCCGCGACGGTGCGGCTGACGCCGGGGACGATCATCCCCAAGGCGGTGGGCTCCGGCGGCCTGACCCCGCTACAGCCGCCGGGCAACTTCGACGTCTCGGAACTGGTGCTGACCGACCTGCGGGAGCGGATCCGCCAGGCCCTGCTGACGAACAAGCTGGGCACCGTCGACAGCCCGCGGATGACGGCGACGGAAGTGCTGGAGCACAGCGCCGAGGTCGCCCGCGTGCTGGGCGCCACCTTCGGTCGGTTGCAAGCCGAACTTCTGACGCCGCTGGTGGCGCGGGCGCTGTCGATCCTGGCCCGGCGTGGCGAGATCGAGCCGCTGTCGCTGGACGGACGCACGGTGGCCCTGCAGTACCGCTCGCCCCTGGCACAGGTGCAGGCGCGCAAGGACGTGGCGAACACCACCGCCTGGGTCGAGCGCCTCGCCGCCTTCGGCGAGCCGGCGCTCAGGATGGTGGACCTGCCGGCCACCGCGCACTGGATTGGCCGGGCAATGGGCGTTCCCGAGAGCCTGATCCGCGAGGTTCCGGCCGAGGCGCCGGTCCCCGAGCAGCTCCCGGACCCGCGAGCGGCGGCCCCCGAACAACCGCCGGCCCCGCAACAGCCGGCGGCGGAGGTGCCCGATGGCGGGCGATGAGGCGACGGACCCGCGCGATGTCGAGCGGGCCTTCGCCCGCTGCTTTGCCGGGCCGGACGGGCGCCGGGTCCTGGCGCACCTGCGGCGGACCACGCTGGAGCGCACGCTGGCCCCGGACGCCAGCGAGGCTGCCCTGCGGCACATGGAGGGCCAGCGCGCCCTGGTCCTGCGCATCGCGGCGCTGATCGAGCGCGGCCGGGTCTAGCGCCAACGGCCCGCGAGCAACCGAGATCGAACGAAAGGGATAGGACATGGACGAAATCAACCTGCTGACCGAGCCGGTGGACGAGGCCGAAAGCCCTACCGGCGGCCAGGGCCGGGACCGCGGCAAGCCCCAGGTGCCGGCGAAGTTCCGCGACCCGGAAACCGGCGAGATCCGCGTCGAGGCGCTGTTGAAATCCTACCTGGAGCTTGAGCGCAAGCTGGCCCGCATGGTCGAGGTGCCGGGCGCCGACGCCGGCGAGGATGCGCGCATTCACTTCCGCCGCGCCGTCGGCATCCCCGACACGCCCGAGGAATACGAGATCACACCGCCGCACGAGTTGATCGACGCCGACCCGGAGGTGAACCGCCAGCTTCACGAGGCTGGCTTCACCCCCGCCCAGGTCCAGCTTGTCTACGACCTGGCGGGCGAGCGCCTGTTGCCGGCCATCGACGTCATGAGCAGCGAGTTCGAGGCCGACCGGCAGCTTGACCGTCTGATCGACCACTTCGGCGGCGAGGACAAGTGGCGGGAGGTGGCCGCCGCGCTTGGCACCTGGGGCAAGAGCAACCTGCCGCCCGAGGTGTTCGAGGCACTGTCGACCACCTTCGAGGGCGTGCTGGCGATGCACCGGATGATGGCGGGCGGCGAGCCCGGCCTGGTGCAGGACGCCATGCCCGCCGGCGCGCTGGGCGAGAACGAGCTGCGCCGGCTGATGGCCGACCCGCGCTATTGGCGCGACCGCGATCCGGGCGTCGTCAAGCAGGTGAGCGACGGCTTCCGCCGGCTGTTCCCGGGCAGCATCGGGACCTGAGGTTTTCCAGGTTCGGGGCGGCGCTTCCTGCTTCCCGCCGCCCCGCGAAAGGCCGCCGGGACACCCGGCCGGAAAAGCCCGCCCGCCGGCCGCGCGCCCGGTCCCGGCGGCCTTTCACATCCGTGTATGTTCAGCGCGTATATGCGGCGCATTGCGAGAAGGCCCAGATGCTTTTAAAACCCTGCGCCTTTGCATGCGAAAATGGGTGCCCGGGGTGTGGATCAGGCCAGAGATTCAAGACGACTTCTCGCCGGAGGACATAATCGAGGAGGCGATGGGGGACTATGTTCTTGAGTTCCTTCTGGCGGTCGAGTTCGATGACCGGCAGCGCGCGGCGCAAGCGCATCTCATGTCCGTCATGCTGATCGACGGCGGCAGCTTCATCGGAGACCTGGACGGTATCTACGATTTGCGGTTCGGCATCCGCGAAAAGCAGGTCGGGAACGAGTTCATCGTCGGGGAGCCGGACTTCTCGCGTGCCCGGAGCCGCCGGTGCATCCACCGGAATGACCGTGGACGGGTTCTCGACCTCGTTTGCAGCGCGGTGCGTATGCTGCTCGAACACGTGGAGCCTGCCGGTGTCACCATGACTACCTACGACCGCTATCTGCCCATGAAGGCGATAAGTGAAGTATCAAAGGATATGCCGGATGCTGGAGGACCTGGGGTACGCGCGTTGCCGCGCCTACATCGATCCAGACGGGCGGAGCCGCTGGTTCCACATGCGCTCGCTTGCAGGTATCGGTAAATCCGATTAACGTTGCCTTGATGGAGGAAACGGCGATGAATGCACCGTCCAAGGATATTCTGGAGCGCGTGAGCGACCGCGCCGGAGAAGCCGTGGCGCGTGGCGAACGCGCCGCCGCCCCGGGCCTGAGCGACCGGCAGCGCGCCCTGATTCGCGATGCGCAGGCCAAGATCGACGATGAGCATTCGCCGGTTATCCAGGCGGGAATTCGCGCCGCCGTGTAGCGGGCGCTACCTGCGATTGCCCGTTAGGGCAGCATGAACGAGACATCGATCGGCGGAGAGGAAAATGCCCTCTCCGCCGATTTTCGTTTGTCGCCAATTTCTTAGAGGCCCCTGCTGCTGTTGCTCGCAGTGTTGGGGCGCCTACCCCTCTGGCTGCCTTGCGGCAGCCTGTCTCCCCCTGCAGGGGAGACGACTGTTTATCGTTTAATGTCAACCTCTTAGTCGCTCCCCGGCGGGGGAGCTGTCTGCGTAGCAGACTGAGGGGGGATACCCGCTGTACGGACAACCGACTTGGCCGGCCCGTGCGGCGTTCCACTGCCTGACGCGTCCGCCCCGCCTGTCCTTGGGCGGGAAAACGGGCGCCGCGGCGTTTCATCCGTAATCTTCAACCGTGATGGGACGACCAGATGTCCACACAGATCGAACAGGCCTTCGTCAAGCACTTCGAATCCGAAGTGCACCAGGCCTATCAGCGCCAGGGCTCGAAGCTGCGCGCCACGGTGCGCAGCAAGAGCAACATCAAGGGCGCCAGCACGACGTTCCAGAAGGTCGGCAAGGGCACCGCGTCCACCAAGGCGCGGCACGGCCAGGTGCCGGTGATGAGCATCGACCACGAGCCGGTCGAGTGCCTGTTGGCCGACTACTACGCCGGTGACTGGGTCGATAAGCTCGACGAGCTCAAGGTCAACATCGACGAGCGCATGGTGGTGGCGAACGCCGGCGCCTATGCGCTGGGCCGCAAGACCGACGAGTTGATCATCGCCGCGCTGGATGAATCCACCAATTTCGCCGGCGCCGACACCGACGGCCTGACCAAGCCCAAGGTGCTGGAAGCCTTCGAGCTTCTGGGCGTGGCGGACGTGCCGGACGACGGCGACCGCGTGGCCGTCGTCGGCTGGAAACAGTGGTCGGAGCTTCTGGGTATTAAGGAGTTCGCGAACGCAGACTACATCGGCCAGGAGGAGCTGCCCTGGAAGGGCACGCAGGCCAAGCGCTGGCTGGGCGCGCTGTGGATGCCGCATTCCGGCCTGACGCTGAACGCCGGGGTGCGCTTCTGCCACTGGTTCCACAAGAGCGCCGTCGGCCACGCCTCCGGCGCGGATGTCAGCAGCGATATCACCTGGCACGGCGACCGCGCCGCGCACTTCGTCAACAACATGATGAGCCAGGGTGCCTGCCTGATCGACGCCGACGGCGTCGTCACCATGCGCGCCCTGGAAACCTGATGGAGACGCCCTGATGGCTTTTCAGGCACGGAACCTCAGCGTGCTGGCCTACGCCAACGGCTTCACGCTCTGGCACTACACCTCGGCCGATGCGGCCGCGAGCATCGACACCGAGGGCTACTTCAACGACGCGGCGGAGATGCTGCGCGTGGGCGACATGGTGATCGCCAACACCAGCACCGACACCACCCCCACCGGCGGCCTGTTCCTGGTGAACAAGAACACCGGCGGCATGGTGGACGTCGCCGACATCACCCAGGTCGGCGCCAGCGACACCGACTAGGCGCCCTATCTGCGGCCACCCCCTCATCCTGTCCTTCTCCCCCGACGCGGGGGAGAAGGGACGACAACCGATGCGGCGCAGCCACCCGGAGAGTTTCCGCTGCGCCGCGATTATCGTTCCCTCTCCCCCGCGTCGGGGGAGAGGGACAGGGTGAGGGGGGAGCGCCGCCCCAGGAAAGGACCCCCTGACCATGACCCAATCCGCCGTCGCGCTGTGCGCGCGGGCGCTGATCAGCCTGGGCGCGCGGCCCATCGCCAGCTTCGAGGAAAGCGGCGTCGAGGCGCAGGTCTGCCGCGAACTTTACCCCGGCCTGCGCGATGCCCTGCTGTCGGCCCACCCCTGGAACTTCGCCGTCGCGCAGGCGCGCCTGCCGCGCCTTGCGGCGGGGCCGGTGGCCGATTTCGCCCACGCCTTCCAGTTGCCGGCCGACTTCCTGCGCGCCCTTTCCGCCGGCGACGGCACGCGCGGGCGCGGTGTGGAGTACCGCATCGCCGAGCGGCGCCTGCACGCCGACGCGCCACAGGTGACGCTGACCTACGTCTTTCGTCCGCGCGAAAGCGACTTCCCGCCGTTCTTCGGCCACGCCCTGACGGCGCGGCTGGCGGCGGCGTTCTGCCTGCCGATCACCGAGAGCACCAGCCGGGCGGAGATGCTGGGCCGCCTGGCGGAAAGCGAGTACCAGCGCGCCAAGCAGGTGGATTCCCAGCAGGACGTGCCGCCGCGCCTGTCCGACTTTCCGCTGGCGGAGGCGCACGGCGGATGACCCGGCAGTACAGCTACAAGACCAACTTCACCGCCGGCGAGTTGGACCCCCGGCTGCTGGGCCGGGGCGACCTGAAGGCCTACGAGAACGGGGCGGGCCGGCTGTCCAACGTCGTCCTGCACCCCACCGGCGGCGTCAGCCGGCGCGACGGGCTGGAGTTCCTGGCCGAGATGCCGGGCGCGGGGCGGCTTGTCGGCTTCGAGTTCAACACCGAACAGATCTACCTTCTGGTGTTCACGCACTTCCGCCTGGACGTCTACCAGGACGGCGCGCTGATCGCCGGCAACATTTCCGCACCCTGGCACGAGAGCCACCTGAGCGAGATCGCCTGGGTGCAAAGCGCCGACACGCTGTTCGTCGCGCACCCCTCGGTGCGCCCGCGCATGATAACCCGCAACGGCCCCGGCGACTGGCGCATCGACCTGCTGGAGTTCTCCATCATCGGCAAGGAGAAGATGGTCCCGCACCACAAGTTCCTGGGGCTGGAGGCGACGCTGACGCCCAGCGCGGCGACGGGCGACATCACGCTCACCGCCTCGGAGCCGCTGTTCGTGGACACCACCCATCAGGGCGTGCCGTTCCGCCTGCACGGCGGCCAGGCGCGGATCACGAACGTGGTCTCCGCCACGGTTGCCGACGCCACGGTCGAGATCGACCTGAACGCGGCCGAGGAGACGGCGAACTGGACGGAGGAGGCGTTCAGCCCGGTGCGCGGCTGGCCGTCGACCGTGGCCTTCCACCAGAACAGGCTGGTGTTCGGCGGCTCGCGCGACTTGCCGAACCACATCTGGATGTCGAAGACGGACGACCTGTTCAACTTCGACGCCGGCGACGGGCTGGACGACGAGGCGATCCACTTCGAGCTGCTGTCGGATCAGGTGAACGCGGTGCGCGGGATGCTTTCCGGCCGCCGGTTGCAGGTGTTCACCTCCGGCGGCGAATGGATGGTGACGGGCGATCCGCTGACCCCGAAAACGGTGCAGGTGAAGCGCCAGACCCGGATCGGCTCGCGCCTGGACCGCTTCGTGCCGCCGCGCAACGTGGACGGCGCCACGCTGTTCGTCTCCCGCGACGGCGGCAAGCTCAGCGAATACACCTTCGCCGACGTGGATCGGGCCTTCCTGGCCAACGACCTGTCACTGCTGGCCGGGCACATCGTCGAGGACATGATCGACCTGGAGTACGAGGACAAGGCGCGCCTCGTCCACGCGGTGCTCGGCGACGGCAGGCTGGCGACGCTGACCCAGTTCCGCACCGAGAAGGTGACCGCCTGGTCGCATCACGAAACCGACGGGGCCGTGACCTCGGTCGCGGTGGTCGGCGACTTCGTCTACCTGCTGGTCGAGCGCGACGGCGGCACCTTCCTTGAAGTGTTCGAGCCCTCCGTCGGCTTCGATGCCGCGCTGCGCGGCAGCGCCGACCCGCCGGCCGACACCTGGTCCGGGCTGGATCACCTGGAAGGCGAGACGGTCGGCATCCTGGCCGACGGCCGGATCAAGCCCCGGCAGACCGTGGCCGACGGTCGCGTGGTGCTGGACGAGCCGGCTTCGGAAGTCGTCGTCGGCCTGCCCTTCACGCACGAGGTGGCGCCGCTGCCGGCGCTGGCGAGGAACGCCCTGGGCCTGGACCATGCGATCAAGATCCGGCTGATCCGCGCGACCTTCCGCCTGTTCGAGACGGCGGACCTGCGCGTGGACGTCGGCGAGGGGCCGCGCCCGGTCCCCTTCGGCCAGTTCGGCGACGCCCTGCTGGGCGCGCCTTCGGAAACCTACAGCGGCGACAAGAGCGTGCGGGCGCTGGGCTGGCAATCGGCGAAGCCGGAGCCGCTCTGGCGCATCGTCAGCGACGCGCCGCTGCCCTTCACGCTGCTTTCCGTGACAACCGAGATCAAGGTGAACGACTGATGGCTTCCCTGGGACCTTTCCTGATTCAGACCGCCATTGGCACCGCGATGCAAGCCCTCCTGGGTCCCCAGGACGTAAACAGCCCGGAGAGGTTCGCCGCCGACCCGCGCGTGCAAAGCGTGCGCGGCCAGGCCCGCCGGGCCGAGCGGCGGACCCTGCTGCAACGCGACCGGCGCACGGTGGAACGTCGCGACGAGCTGCGCCGCGCGCAGGCCGGCGCGCGTGCCTCGGCGGCCGCG